CGGTTCCTCAATGCGCTTGCGCATTGGGATATCTTTAGGTCAAGTTAAGAGGGCTTGCTGTATAATCCCTGAGGAATTTATCTCAGAAAAGCTTGCTGAACATGCACGCTTGCTCTCGCAAGAGGTACCCCCCCTATCTGAAGAATTTAGGGTTGAACTCAAGAGTATAGTTCGTCGGGTCCTCGTGGGTTTCCAATGGAATGTTTTATCGTTGGATCAAAATGATAGATATTCTTTTGGTTACTCTCCATCAACAGCAGCCTCTGCCGAATGTACTGTAGATTTGGGTGGTGCCCATGGTTTTCTTTTTGGGCGTACTCATGATCCACTCACTTCGCCGGAACTTGATTGTTTCGACGATGTTGGTAATGCGGTTTACACTATTGCCAGACTTTTCCTTGATTAGGTCTGATATTATTGATTATTTCAATAATATCAAAACTATTCAATGGATAGTCCATGGTGTTCTTGAACCCCTTAAATTGAGAATTATTACAAAGGGTCCGGCCGTGTTACAGTGGCTAGCCCAGGGGCTACAAAAACAACTACATCAGCACCTTCGGGCAAAGGTTCCTTTCTCATTTATAGGCCATCCAGTTGATTCGGATAGCTTGTATGAGATGGTTTCTTTATCGAGGAAGCTTGGTTTTACTCATTTTGTCTCGGGTGATTATTCTGCAGCGACTGATCGTCTGAATGTTGATGTTACGCGTGCCATCTGGGAGGTCATCGAGGAATGCTATAGAAGTAGTCCCACCATTGGTGGGAACTACCTCCGTAGTCATCTCCTTGACATCCAGGATATCATACCTAACATCTTGTCCAGACTTTTATTCGATGGTATTTTAATCTACCGGGGCTCGATGTGTCCCAATATCCGTGACATTCACGAGAAGAACTTAATTCAATTTTATTTTGAAGATGAAAATGAATTAAGGGTCCCCCTTATGAATGGTCAGTTGATGGGGTCGATACTTTCATTTCCCATTTTGTGTCTTGCCAATTACGCCTGTCTGTTTATGGCTTACAGCCGTATTCCACCCGCGGTGTTCCCGCTGTCTTGTAAGGAGGAGTTCTTTTCCCTATTCGATAGCGGTATTATTCAGATTAACGGGGATGATATTCTCTTTCCCGCTAATGAGGCCTTGTATAAACACTGGTCTTCCTTCCTCAAAACTTTTGGTTTCATTAAAAGTTTAGGGAAGAACTGGTTTTCTCCTATTCTTTGTATTAATAGTGAGGTTTATACAATTCATAACACTGTAAGTGGAAAATTTGTTTTGAAGAAAATGGAATATTATGCTTCAGGCCTTCTGCTTGGCCAGCATAAAGTCTGTGGCAGGCGAGAAGTGAGAACTTTGCCTCTCGCTGAGGTCCTTACCCTGGTTCTTGATTCGGCGTATCACCCTCCCCACGCTTATTGTAGGTTTCTCTTCTATAATTTGCGTTGGGTGAGTGAATGCACAGATCAGGGGCTAGTGAATTTGGGCCTTCCTATTCCTCTTGGTGGTCTTGGAGTTAATTTGGACTCGTTTTATATTAATTTCAAGATTACCAGGCTTCAGCGTGCGGTTGCAAACAGTCTTTTTCAGTTACTTAAAGGGGGTAATCTCCCTCCATTTAAGTATACCAATTTGACTGTTAATTTCCGCTGTAATAGATCCAGCGGCATTCGGGTTGTCAAGGCTCAGCCTCACACTGGTTCATTGCGACTTGTGAATCTCTGTGACATTACTGAACGAATATACCCCTCGGC